TACGAACATCAATCACTGAGAAGAAAAGGCTATGTTCTATTAGAAAGATTTTTAGGTTGGAAAGGTACAAAATGGTTTTTCTCTGTTGGCAAAATAAAAGCAAAAGCAAAAAAGCGAGGTGGGAAGAATAGATGAAATGTAATAAAATTTATTGTCAGCACAGCGATAATGGTTATACAAAAAGACATTATTTCGTATTACAATTTAAAAATTTTAATTTTGGCTTTGGTATTACGGATAAAGACGGATTGTCAGTTTTTTACGTCGGCAACTATCCGCCAGAACAACTTAAAACAATGCCTGTTGTTTCTGTAAGAGACTTTTACAACGAAATCTCTCATTATAAATTATCTGTTATTCTTTACTTTATAAGAAGAAACTTTTATCTATGGGACGGTTCTGAATGTACAAAACGTAAAGAATTTTACAAAGAATACATTCGATTCGTGTTATGGATTAAAGAATTATACAAAAATAAAGGAGAAGAATAGATGAAAGAAATTTACATGAGCCAGATTAAAAAGATTGCTATCTTAGCAGTAGAAATCTTTGAAGAAGAAGATAATAATTATCCAGATAGGCGGGTTATTAAAAATAAAGAAAGAGCTATAAAAAATGTATTGAATAAAATAACAGAAGATGAAGAAGAACAAAGAAAAATCTATAGTGCTATTGATGATGAAATTTTAAACTATGAAGATTGCACATATAAGCCGATGTGCAACAATCTTAGAGCATTAGGATATACAGTCGCGGAAGGGAGATAAGAGATGAGAACGTTTGAAGAAATAAAGACGGAACTAGAGAAGTGGAAAAAGGAAAAGATTGAGTTAGAAAATGAAATTGATAGGGCAAGTCCAACTGCTTTTGGTTATTTGAATAATTTAGATAAAGAGCTTTATAAAACTCATTGTATGATTGATTTATTAGAGTGGGTGTTAAAATAATTTAAGTCAGGAGGTGGGAATTTGGAAGAAAAAGAGCCATATTTCCAAGTTCCCAAAAGTCTGTTTAGACTTAGACGGGACGGGGGAATAAGTCTTACTGCATTTGATATTTATTTGCTTATGCTTGACAGGTATAACTTATCTTGTAAAGAAGAGAATAAAGAAAGTTTTACAGATAAAGAGGGAAATATATTTATTTGTTATTCTTATGAGGAACTTATGAAAGAGTTGAATACTTCTAAAAGAGATGGAATTTCTAAAGGGCTGAAAGAACTAGAGGAGTTAGGACTCATTATCAAGAAAAGGAGATTTAATAAATCCACTGCTTTTTACATAAGTTCCCTTATAGTCAGTAGTCCCCAAAAGGGAACTTACAGTAGTCCCCAAAAGGTGGACGCTAATAAGAATAACTATAATAAACATAATATGAATAAGAATAACTATAATAAACATAATATGAATAAGAATAACTATAATAAAAATAACAATAGTGTTCCTGCTTTAAAAAATGAAATAAGATTACTTATTCAAAATAGAAATATCAAAGTGGAGAATATCCTAAAATATTGCAATGATATTCTAAGAATTAAAGAAGTATTTGAATATGCAAATGCAAATGAAAAACATGACGCTTGGATAATTGCTTGTTTGAGAGATAATTATATCTTATCTAAAAAACAAGAAAAAGAAGAAGTCTATGAAAAAGATTATTCACTAACGGCAGAAGATGTGTTGAAAGGAGGATAAATTGAGTATAAAAACAATAAGAGAGCTAGTCTATACAGAAGATTTCCGCAATAGTATAAGACAAAGAGAAGAAGATAAAAAAGCTTGTATTATAGCTACTTGCTCATGTTGTGGAGAAACCGTCATCGAAAGACTTGAAGACGGTCAAGAGGTAGCTTATGAATGTTCTTGTGAAAAACAAGCGAAAATACAAAGAAGACTAGAGAAATTTAAAGAATTGTCTATCACTGACAGAAATTCAAGAGAGGATCAGTTCAAAAATGCAACTTTACAAAATGACAAAGAGAAAGAATTGTATAGAAAAATTAAGAACTATGTTACAAACTACGATAAAATCCTAGAAATAAACGATGGGTTATTGTTTGTTGGGAATTGCGGTACAGGAAAAACTTTCTTAGCGAACTGTATATGCAATTACTTGATGGAGCATAACTATGCAGTTTTAAGCTTTAACCTAGGCGGATATTTAAGAACTTTAAGAGAGGATTTTAACCAAGAAAGCGTATTTTTAGAAGCAGTGAAAGAGGTTGACGTGCTTTTCATCGATGACTTAGGGAGTGAAAAATTGAGCGAAGAATGGGGAAAAGAAAAAGTATTTAGTTTGATAGATACGAGATATAGAGCTGGAAAGCCTATCATCATCACTTCCAATCTTGACTTAAAAGAAATGAAAGACTTCTTACGGTACAAAAATACAAATAAAATCTTAGATAGAATTTGTGAGATGACAAAAGAGTTTAAATTCACGTGGCAATCTAAGAGAAAAAGAAAATCAAAAGCATTTTGGGAAACGGAGGAAATTGCATGATTTTTATAAAAGGGAATGTTCCAAGCTCTAAAAATAGTAAAGAAATCTGTTGGAACAAAAATATGAAGAGACCTGTTTTGATAAACTCAAAAACTGTTAAAAACTACCTAAAAGCTCATGAATATGAATGGAAAAACTCTAAAATAATTAAAGAATTTAAGAAAAAATTAGAGGGAAAGGAAAAACCTTACCGAATTGGATTTTATTTTATCCGGGATAGTAGAAGAAAGTTTGACTTTATCAATGCTGCACAGTTGCCTTGTGACTTAATGGCTCGACATGGTTGGATAGACGACGATAATGCAGATGAAATAAACCCTATTTTCTTAGGTTATGAGGTAGACAAAGAGAATGCAGGAGTGGGAATTGAGGTGTTGTAATGAATTTAAAAAGTGGTTATGAACTAAGGGTTGAAATTCAGAGCTTAAAAGAAACGATCGAGGAACTCAAAGTCAATATACAGTCTTTATCAAGTGTTCAACTCAAAGAGAGAGTGCAAGGCGGAGAAAATAGCCCAGATAAGAGCATGATAGATAAATTAAGCAAATTGTATGAGTTGGAGGAAAAACTAGAAAAATTAGTGGAATTTCAAATCAAAATAGCAACAGAAATAGAGCATTTGGAAGATTGGAAAGAAAGGGTAGTACTTAGATACCGCTATATAAACAATTACACTTGGGAACACATCTCAGAGAGAACAGGGTATTCTAAGAAGCAGATTTCTCGAATTCATAAGAGAGCAATTATAAATTTTAGAAAAAATTTTTCAAAATGTCCCTAAATGTCCTTGTATGTCCACATTACAAGTGCTATAATAGTATCATGAAAGAAGTGAGAACAGCAACGTTCTTACTTCTTTTTATTTTCATAGAATTTCCTCCTTGAAATTTATGAGAAGAGTTTTGCTACTTTCTCTAAAAAAAAGTAGTGTTAAAAAAATATAAGGCTATTTTAAGCCGCTCAAATGAGTTAGGTAATTATACTAAAAACTTTTTAAAACGTTAAATAGAGTATCGAGAACGAACGAGAATTGATTTTAAGTGTATGGTTGTAAGTTAAATTTTAGAGGTGTGAAAATGCTATATAAAATCTGTGGCAGATGTGGGAAGAAAATAAAGCAAGGAGAACAATGCAAATGCAGGAAAAACAGGCATAGGGTATATGATAGGGAATGTAGAAACAAAGAGAGTGCAGCTTTCTATCACAACAAAGTTTGGAAGGAACTTACTAAGTTGTGTAAATTAAAAGCAAACGGATTGGATCTATATGAATTAGAGATAAACCATAGAGTAGTCAAAGGGACTTTATCACACCATATTGAAGAACTACAAGACAACAGAGATAGAGCGTTAGATATAAGCAATCTTATTTGGATAAGTGATAAGACACACGCTCTAATACACAAAGAATATAACAAAGATGAGCAATCAAAGCGAAAAATGCAGAGATTGCTCTTTTCTATTATAAAAAAATATTTATAAGGGGGGAGGTTAAAAAAGTTTTTAGTAAGAACTTCCAAAACCGCCTTCCCCATAATTCGTGAAGAAAATGCCAGAAATGAAATTTAAATAAATTGGGAATATTTTGGGAATATTTTGGGAATATTTTGGGAATATTTTGGGAATATTTTTTTATTGTTAAAATATCTATTTTCCCGGTACAAAGGAGGTGTAAAAAATGGCAGGAAGAACAAGAAAAGTTGTTGATATATCTACTGGAAAAATTGGGAAGCAAGCGATTAAAAATCGGCAGGAACAAGAAAAAAAATTGAAACTTGGGAGAGAACATTTGGAAGCTCCGGACTGGTTAACAGAAGCAGGGAAAGAAGAGTTCGAAAGAGTTGTGACAGAAGCAGGAAAAATAAATTTACTTGATAATTTAGACTTGGGATTTTTAGCAATTTATTGCAATGCATATAGTTGTTATCAAGATGTTACAGAAAAAATATCCTGTAATGGCTATCTCGGAAAAAGAATAACGGCGAATGATGTTTATGATACTGTCCATCCTCTTTTGGTGGTTCAAGAAAAATACATAAAACAGATTATGCAATGCTCGACAAAACTAGGATTAGCCACTACTGACAGATTAAAGCTTATAGTTCCTACAAAAGAAGAAGCGAAAGAAAATAAGTTTATTGAACTTATAAAAGCACGAAAACAAGGATAGTTTATGAAGCGAGATAGAACGACAGCTTATGCTAAGTTGGTGGTTAGTGGCAAAAAAGTAGCTGGAAGAAAGGAGTTTTTAGCTTGTAAAAGACATTTGGACAACTTAAAAAACAAGAATTTCGATTATAAATTTGATGTTGAGGAAGCAGAATTCGCAATTGATTTCGCAAATACTTTAGTGATGAAGAATGGCGAACCTCTAAAAACTAGAGGCTTTCAAGAATTTATTATTGGTTCTTTGCACGGTTGGAGAAAGAAAAGAACAAAAGAAAGAAGATTTAGAGAAGCTTATATTCAGGTTGGGAGAAGAAATGGAAAATCTTTTTTGTCAGGAATGCAAGCGACATTCTTTAGTACATATCTAGGATTGAAAGATAGAATATTCTGTGCAGCGACAAAGCAAGATCAAGCGAATATCGTTTGGGATGATGTTAGGAGCTTTATTGAATCAGACAGCGATTTAACGGATTTATACAAAGTAAAGGAACATGACAGAACTATAAAGAGTCTAATCACAGATACAGTGATTAAGTCTTTAGGTAGAGATACAAAGTCTATGGATGGATTCGGAAATATCCTCTCTATCTGTGATGAATTGCATGCTCATCCCAATAACCAAATGTATAAGCTTTTGTTAGATGGACAAGCCGATGTTGACAATGCTTTGACACTAGCAATTACGACGGCAGGATTTAACTTAAATAGTTTTTGCTATGAGCATTATCAATTCTGTGAAAAGATACTAGAGGGACTTATTGAGAAAGAATCACTTTTTATATTCATTTGCGAAATGGATAAGGATGACGATATTTGGGATTGGAAAAACTGGCTAAAAGCGAATCCTTATTTTCTTTACAATGAGGACGGGACACCGAATCAAACTAAAATAGCACGATATTCTGAAAAAGCTATTGACGCGAGAGAAAAAGGTGGAGATGACCTCACAAACTTTCTGACAAAACAACTTAATATGTGGGTAACTGCTAAGGGTGGACAATATATAGACTTGGCTAAGTTTAAAGAGTGTGAAAGTGATTTAACGTTAGAGGATATGCAAGGCAGAAAAGCATACTTAGGATTTGACTTATCAAAAGGTGGCGATTTAACAAGCATTGCTTTAGTTTTTCGCTTGGAAAACGACAAAATATACATATACAGTCATTCGTTTATGCCGGAATTGAGATTGGAAGAACATGAAAAAACAGATGATGTGCCTTACAGAATTTGGGTAAGAGATGGGCTTTTAACTCTCACAACCGGAGCATTTGGAATAAAGACGGATTATAAGTTTATTATATCCCATTTAAAAGAAATTTTAGAAAAGTATGAGATTGAGATTGTGGAATGCGGCTATGACGCTCATAATGCAGGCTCTTTCTTGGCGGATTTGGACTTTCTAGGCTGTGACTTAACAGAAGTGAAGCAATCGGCAAAGTCTCTGAATGACGCAACGGTTGATTTTGCTTTATCAGTCAAAGCAACTCAAGTGCTTTATGATAAGAAAAATAGTTTGTTAAAGTGGTCTATCGCTAATGCTACTACTACAAGCAATAGTTTTGGAGAAATAAAAGTGGACAAGCAAGCACAAAAAAACAGGATTGACCCTGTGGACGCTATTCTTGACGCTTGGAAAATTATGTTGTTGAACAAAAAAGAAGACGTTGACATCAACGAATCTGTTGCGGATTGGTTGGAGTTAATGGGATAAAATCACATAAAAAGGAGGTGGAACATGGGAATTATACGGAAGTTTTGGAATAAAGTTACCGAAAAAAGTGGAACAACTTCTATAACTGGAATGAATTTTGGCAAATTTTTTGGTTTAAAAACAGGTGCGGATCTGTCAGAAGTAACATATTTTACTTGTTTAAAAGTATTATCTGAAAGTATTGGAAAACTCTCGTTACATTTGAAAGACAACGATAATAACAGAATTACCGACCATGACGCACTTTTAAGGTTAAGAGGAGTAATCAACCCTTTCATGACTTCTAGCACTTTTAAAACACTGCTAGAATATTGGAGAAATCACTATGGAAATGCTTATGCTTATCTAAGTTATGATTTGAGAGGGAAATTGGTTGGGATTTATCCACTAGACCCGCGATATGTCAAAATTTGGATAGATAATGTTGGTTTGTTTAACGGGAAGGAAAGCCTTTGGTATGAATTTAACAAAGACGGGAAATCTTATTTTTTTAACAAAGATGATATTTTACATCTAAAAGGTGGACTATCTAAAGACGGAATTGTGGGTATGTCGGTTCGAGAAACACTCGCTACGACGCTTCAAGGTGTCAAGGCTAGTCAACAATACCTTAATAGTTTGTACGATAGAGGATTGACCGCTAAGGCGATATTAAGACACACAGGGGACTTGAACAAAGAATTGCAAAAGAAACTGCTTGAAAAAATAGAGGAGTTTATTAACTCTAAGACAAATCCAACCGGTGTTATGCCCCTACCTCCGGGTATGGATATTATCCCTTTGGATTTAAAGCTTACAGATAGCCAGTTCTTTGAATTGAAGAAATTTACAGCCTTACAGGTTGCGGCGGCATACGGGGTAAAGCCTAATCACTTAAATAACTATGATAAGTCAAGCTATGCAAACAGTGAAATGCAAAACTTGACTTTTTATATTGATACTCTACTGTATATCCTTACTCTTTATGAGGAAGAATTTGACTTGAAGTTATTGACGGAAAAAGAAAGAATGCAAGGATTACACTTTGAGTTTAATGTGGCAAGCATTCTAAGAGGAGATTTGAAGACACAAGCGGAATGTTTAAGTAAATATGTGACAAGCGGAATTTATACGATAAATGAAGCTAGAAAAAGAGCAGGAATGACAGAGATAGAGGGAGGCGATGTTGTTGTAATGAACGGTAGTTATGTTCCTTTGGAACAATTAGGGGCAGCATATAAAGACAAAGGAGGTGGAGAGAGTGAATGAAAAATGGTTAAAAATCAGAAACGAAGCAGGTATCACGGAAATTTTTATTGACGGAGATATTGAGAGTGAAGTGTGCAATGATGGATGGCTAGAAATGTGGGGAATAAAAGATACAAATATTTACCCATCAGCAGTTCGGGACGCTTTAAAAGAAGCAGGAAATGGAGAGGTTCATGTTCATATTAACAGCTGTGGCGGAGATGTATTTGCAGGAGTAGCTATTTGTAATATGTTGAAAAATCATAAAGGAAAAACAGTTGCTTATATTGACGGCTTGGCTGCAAGCTCTGCCTCAACGATTGCGTTTGGTTGTGATGAAATCATCATTCCAAGCAATGCTTATCTAATGATACATAGAGTAAGCTGCGGAGTATTTGGAAATGCTGATGAGTTGGCAGAACAAATTAAAGTTTTGGAAAAACTGGAAGACGGAATTGCTAATAATTACATGGAAAAAGTAGTTGAGGGAGTGGATAAAGAACAAATTTTGAATCTCATGAAAGAAACAACTTGGTTTACCGGGGAAGAAGCCCAAAAATTTTTCAAAGTCACAGTTGGAGAAAAAGAAAACTTTATCAATTTTGCCTTTACAAATCAAAAATTCAAGCATATCCCAAAGGATGTTCTGAATAAAATTGATAGGAAAAAGGAAGATTTAGAAGCAAAAGAAATGGCAAGAATGGAAAATTTAAGAAAAGAAATTGATATTGCATTAGCATTAGGAGGTATTTAATTATGAAAAAATCAGTGGAATTAAGAAAAGAATATGAAGAATTAAAAAACAGTATCGCAACATTAAAGGCAGAAGACAAGATTGAGGAAGCGCATGCAAAGCTTGCAGGATTGAAAGATTTGGAAAATAAAATCAGAGAAGCAGAAGTTGAAGAAACGTTGAATGCAGGAGCAGGAGGTAAAAAAGAAGTTATGAAAAAAGAAAATAAAGTAAATGAAGTTGTGGTATTTAATAAATTAGTGTTAGGAAAGCCTTTGAATGAAGCTGAAAGAGAGTACTTGAATCAAGTTGGTACTCCGGGGCAAGTGGAATCTACTGACGGAAAAGGTGGATATTTAGTTCCGGCACAACAATTTGAAGAGATTAAAGAATTAAAAAGAACACAGGTTTCTTTAAAAAATTTGTGTACTGTGATTCCTGTTACATCTAATCATGGGCAAATGCCAATTGAAGCAGGAGCAGACGGAGAACTAACAAATTTTGATGAGTTATCTGAAATTGTAAAGCATGATATTGATTTTTCACAAGTTACTTTCAAAACGGCTGATTATGGGGATATTATTCCTATCTCTAATACTCTTTTAGCGGACGAAGCTGCAAACTTAACCTCTTTCGTCGGAAAAAGATTTGTTAAAAAGGCGATAAATACAGAAAATAAAAAGATTTTAGAAATTTTAAAAACTGCAACTAAAAAAACAGGAACAGATTATAAAGCACTTAACACCGCTTTAAACAAAGAGTTGGATCCTGCTGTCTCTGCTAATGCAGTTATCATTACGAACCAAAGCGGTTTCGATTGGTTAGATAACTTAGAAGACGGAAACAAAAGACCTCTATTAACGGTAGATTTGACAAATCCAACTCAAAAATTGTTTAAAGGAAGAAAAATTGTTGTCTTAAAAGATACATTGCTAGCAAATAGCGGAAATAAAAAATCTTTCTATGTTGGAGATGTGTCAGAGATGGTATATTTCTTTGATAGAGAGGGATTGGAATTGGCAGTATCTAAAGAGGCGGGATTTACAACGAATGCAACTTTATTAAGAACAATCGAGAGGTTTGATGTTAAAAAGGTGGATTCGGAAGCGGTTGTATTTGTAGAAATTACTCCTACAGCGTAGGTGGTGTCTTGTGGAAATTCTAACTTTAGAGGAGGTAAAAAACTATCTTAGAATTGACTATGATGAAGATGATAAGTTGTTGCAATCTTTACAGGTTGCGGCAACTGCTTATCTGCAAGACGCTATTTGCAATTTGGAAGAAAGAATGAAGAAAAAAGAATTCAAAGAGAGGACAAAGTTGCTATGTAGTGTGATTATTCAGGATTGGTACGACAATCGAGAGCATGGAGAGAGCAAAGATTTCAACTACACGATAAGAAGCATGCTTACTCAATTACAGGCAGGTGGTTAAATGAATGACATCACAAGCAGGTTGAGGCATTTGGTGGAAGTTTGGCATTTGAAAAATTTCAAGAACGAGCTTGGAGAGAATGATAAAGAGCCAAGATTGTTGAAAAAGGCATATTGTGAGATTGTTCCTCAAAATTCTAGCGTAAAAATAGGGCAGGCAGAGACAGAAAGTAATGAACATCAATTTAAATTCACTTTTAGAAGAAAATCAATCCCAAACATTCAAAAAGATTGGTTTTTTCTTTATGATGGATTGAAATATGAAGTTATTTATTTCAATCAGGACTTCAAAGATAATCAATTTATAGAGGTTTTTTGTAAAAGAGTAGAGGAGTAAAACATGAGTGATTATGGTTTCTCAAGCAAAGATTTAGAAGAGATTGAAAAAGAAGTGTTAAGACTTGCTAAAAAATATCCAAAAGAAGCTCGAAAATTTCTTGGAAAGCAAGGAAACGAACTCAAAAAGAGAGTGAAAGCAAAAGCAAAGAGCAAAATTGGAAAAAAAACAGGAAACTATATGAAAGGATTTAAGCGTGGAAAGGTTTATAAATACATGGGAGAAGAGGATACGGTAAGGGTTTATAACAATATGCCTCATGCTCACTTGATTGAACACGGGCATATTATCAAAGGAAGAGGAAAAAATGGAAAAGAACATGGATTTAAAAAAGGCTATCATATCTTAGAAGAAGCGGAAAAAGAATTTCATGATGATTTTGTAAAGGCAGCGGACGGCTTTATTGATGAAGTCTTGAAGAATGGAGGTTTTTAGTGATTAAACTAAGCCAGATTTTAAAAGCTGTAAATTCAAAGCTTGCAGAAACTTTCCCGAATGTCGAGATAGACAGTAAAGACTTATCTGAAAAATTCAATCGACCTAGCTTTCGTACGGAACTAGACGGATTGAAAACTAGTGCGTTTATGACAACTTACAAAGAACGAGAATTTACAATCCGTATATATTTTTTCCCAACGAAAGCAGAAAAGGGAAGAATAGAGAGATTGAAAATAACAGATAAGATAGAAGATGTGTTTTTGCATACTCTTTGGATAACAGAAACATTCGCTATTCCTGTTGAGGAAATACATTTTGAAGAAACGGACGGGGTTTTAATAGCAAGCTTTGATGGCTACACAATGGAAGAAATAGAAAATGATATTGCGGCAGAAATGATGGAAGAATTGGAATACAACGTAAAAAGTTAGGAGGTAAAGAATGGGAAGACCAACGATTGATATCATCTTTAAGCAAAAAGCTATTACGGCAATCAAGAGAAGTCAACTTGGGATTGTAGGGCTTATTGTGAAAGAGAGCACGAAAGATTGGACAAGGAGACAATATAAAAATATCACAGACATTACAGACAAAGACTATACAAGCGAAAACTTGCAATTAGTCAAGGATTGCTTCGAGTTCACTCCTGCAAAGGTTGTCGTTTTTAATTTAAAAAGCGGGACTTTGGCTGATGGGTTAAAGGAGGTTGCAAAAGAAAGAATTAACTGGGTAGGTTTAGGATACGACGGAAAAGAAGCAGATACGGCTACTTTGGTATCTTGGATTAAGTCTATGCGAAAAGCAGGAAAAACTTATAAAGCAGTCGTTCACAAAGCTACAAAGCCAGACAATAAAGGGATTGTAAACTTGATGAATGATAAAGTTACATTTGCAGATAGCAAGAGAGGGGAGAAAGATGGTTGGCACTATATTCCGTCTATCTTAGGAATGTTAGCAGGATTGCCAATGACAAGATCCGCAACTTCTTTCTTATGTAGCAACTTAGTAGAAGTATCCGATTTTGAAAATATTGATGATGTCATTGATAAAGGCGGTTTCTGCCTGCATAAAGATGAGGGGGATATAAGAGTTGCGAGAGCTTGTACCTCGCTTCAGGAAATTACACAAGACGAGACAGAAGATATGAAAGATATTATCATTATCGAGTCAATGGACTTAATGAGAGATGACATCTATAGCACTTTCAAGAGTTGGATTGGAAAATACAAAAATAAGTACGACAATCAAGTGTTGTTTTTTTCGTCAATAAATGCTTACTTCAAAGAATTAGCAAGAGAGGATATTCTTGACAAAGAATATGACAACTATGCAGAAGTGGATATTGAAGCTCAAAGATTGGCTTGGTTAGGCGTTGGAAAAACAGAAGTGCAAGATTGGGAAGATGAAAAAATTAAGAAGCTATCTTTCAAGAAAAAAGTCTTTATGACTGCACAAATTAAGATATTGAATGCGGTTGAAGACTTTAAATTCACTATCAATATGTTTTAGGAGGGTTGATAAATGGCAAAGAAAATGGATAAAAACAAGATTTTGAGAGGTTCCTTTGGTGCTGTTTGGCTAAACAATGAAGAACTTGGGGCAGCAAAGTCTTTTGAAGCGAAAATCACGTTGGAATATGAGGATATTGATATTGCAGGAGATTTAGGGAAGCATAAGAGATATATGGGCTTTACAGGAGAAGGGACAATGACGCTTCACAAAATAGATTCCTCAATTGCAGAGTTATTGCACGAGGGTATCCGAACAGGAGATATTCCTGATATTAAACTAGTTGGAAAATTAGAAGATCCAACGGGATATGGAGCGGAACGGGTAGAGTTCACAGGAGTTACTATCAATGAAGTTATGGCGTTAAAATGGGCAAATAAAGAGATTAGAGAAGAAGAAGTTCCTTTTTCTTTCTCCGGATACAGATTTATTGATTTGATTAAATAATCAGGAGGATATTAAGAAATGGCAAAGAATATTACTTTAGAAATGCTATTGGCTAGAAAACAACAATCAAATGACGGTAAAATGAAAATTGTTCTTTTTAATTCAAAAGTGCTTGGAGGAACGATTGAGATCGTTAAACAAAAAGCAAGAGATGTTATGAAAATCATGGATGACATGGAAGAAAAAACGATGACAGCTAGCACAAAAGCCAACTGTAAATTGATTTTAAAGCATTGTCCGATTTTTCGAGAAAAAGAATTGCAAGTTGCCTATGATGTGGCAGAACCTCACGAAGTGGTATTGAGAGTATTTGATGATAATATCGGAGAAGTTGGAAAGCTTACAGAAAAAATCTTGGCAATCTATGGGCTTGCAGATGAGGATAAAAAGAAAAACTTATTAGAGGAAGAAGTGGAAGAAATAAAAAACTAATTGAAGAGGACGCTGAAATGGCGTTCCTCTCTTTTTATACTCTAAAAGGCTTTAAGTTAGATGATTTATTAAATTTAAACTTAACTGAAAAAATGTTTATGTTGGCAACAATGGAACTAGAGATTGAAAGAATAAACAAGGAGGTATCAAGATGACAGGAGCAGGATATTTTTTTACTGTGTTGATTTTAGCAATTGGTGGAGTGTACTTATTTTTAAAAAATAAATATAAGAAAAATAAGCCAAAAGACTTGTATAAACAAGCAAAAAAAGATTTAAAAAAATAAAAAAAGTTCTTGACTTATGTAGCTACAAATGATATTATATATTCAAGAGGGGAGGAATGTAAATGAAAAATGCATTCTTGGGAGATAATCATAATGATATGTGCCACAATAGAGTACATTATAAAAATTGCAAAGTGGCTAATCAAAGTGATTAGGAGGTTCAGAGGGCGTTAGCCCCTTTCCTCCCCTCCCTCTAAAAAAAAGAAAAAGGAGGCAAGAATATGTATGACAAGTGGTGGGAAATAGCTTTTAAAATATTCGTAGTAGTAAAAACTATAGAGTATCTCTATAAGCTTTATAAATGGATTAAAAATAAAAAAAATAAGGACTCTTAACATAATAGTTTAGAAGTCCTTATTTCGATGCATTCTTGGTAACTCTATATTATCCTGTTTTTTCAAAAAAGTCAAGGAGAAAAAAATATGGAAGAAAAAAAGAGCAAAATGGGGCGACCTACAGACTCTAAAAAAAATCTAATGTTAAGAATTAGATTAGATGAAGATGTTTACAAAAAACTGGAAAAACTTTCTAAAATTGAAAACGTATCCATGTCCGAGTTTGTCAGAAACTTCATAAAAGTTCAATATAAGAAAAAATTCAAATGAAGAGCCATACGGCTCTTTTTTTATACTCAAAATTCACGAAAGGAGGATATATGGCAAAGAATATAAATGTCTTATTAAGTTTGAAAGACCAGTTCACAAAGCCTTTACAAAACGCGACAGCTAGCACAACGGGAATGAATAGGGCTTTACAAAAAGCAGAAAGGCAGATGAAAAGGTTCGGAAATGCTGTAAAAGCAGGATTTAAAAAGACGGCAAAATATGCGGCGATAGGCGTTGGTGCAATCACTGCCGCGACTGGACTTTTTATAAAACAGTCACTTGACGCTGCAAAGGACAAATTAAAAGCTGATAAAATGTTGGAAACTAGCATGAAAAGAAACAACATATTTTCGGAAGAAAGAATGGCAGCCCTCAAAAACGAGGCGAGTGCCTTGCAGGATTTAGGTGTAGTTGGAGATGATGTTACGCTTGCAGGAGCAGGACAATTATCAATGTATAAACTCAACTATGAACAAATCAAAAAAACCATGCCTGTTTTGTCTGATATGGTAGCGAAAGAAAAAGGATTGAATGGTACACAAGAGGACGCTATTGCTATGGCGGATGTCATCGGAAAGGCTATGGCGGGGAAAGTAAAAGGTTTACAAAAATATGGAGTTCAATTGTCCGCAGCAGAGGAAAAGGCTTTTAAAACAATGAAAGCAGAACAAAAACTTGATTTTATTGTAAATAAAGTAAATGCTTCAATAGGTGGGACTGCTAAGGCTCTGAGAGAAACAGATGAGGGGAAAATTGCAGCAGCTAAGGGAGCTTTTGGAGATATGCAAGCAGAACTTGGAAAAAAACTAATGCCTTATTTAGGGCGGTTAGCAGAATGGTTTCATGGAAAAATTCCGCAAATTCAGGATTTAATTCTTGGAACAGCTGACACTGTAGAACAAATGATTATGAAAGCAGAACCTTATCTAATCCAAATCAAAGACTTGATTGGTAGCTTGTGGGATAAAGCAGGTCCTGCATTGAAAGAATTCGGTGGAATACTGCTTGACGGAGCAAATGAAGCAATAGAAATCGCTCAAAGTATCATAAACAGTTGGGACAGGATAGCTCCAATCGTTTATACATTAGTTGGGGCATTGGGAGCTTATAAACTTATCATGTTCTTATCTGTAGGCTATACGTATGCTATGATTGGAGCATTGAAAATAAAAGCAGTTTGGGACGCTTTACAAATAGCAAGAGCAAACGGAATGACAACGGCACAATGGGCGTTAAATGCCGCTATGAATGCAAACCCAATCGGAATAGTAATTGGGTTGATTGCTTTATTAGTTGGTGGAATATGGCTATGTATCAAGAATTTTGATTGGATAAAGGAAAAAGCATTGAGTTTATGGAGTATGCTAGATAACAATCCAATCGGACGTTTAATTAAGTGGTTTCTTAAATTCGGAAATCCAATTGGAGCAACTATAAATTTATTTTTAGGTTTGAAAGACGCTATTTATGAAAATTGGGACGCAATCACTAATTTTTTTATAAAAGCATTAGATATGATTTTGCACCCGATTGATACTGCAAAAAAGGCAATTGGAGGCTTGATAGATAAATTTAAATTTTGGAACGATACGGATCCAAAGGATAAAAATTTCAATATCACAGAAAACAAGACCTCAACAAGCACTGCAAAAACACTGGGAAGAAAGGCATTGGGAACTTCTTATTTCAAAGGCGGAGCGACTAGAATAAATGAGGGTGGACGGACAGAAACGGCAGTATTACCAGCGGGAACTAAAATATTAAGCCATGAACAAAGCAAGGCTTTATCTGGAAGAGGAAATCAAAAAATCGAAGTCCATGTTCACATCTCAGGAAACTTCATCGGAGAAAAAGAACATATGGAAAGATATGCAGAATACACAGGGAAAAAAGTATTGGCAGCGTTAGGCAATATGTAAGGAGGGGGTAGAATGGAAATTATCTTTATGGCTGAAAATGAAATTGGGAAGCAAGAAACTATCACTATTCCTGTGGTGCAAGGAATAGAAGCTATTTCTTGTGAAACAAAAGATGAAGAATTTGAGACAGCGAACGGAAAAACATTAAATTTGATAGGAGGAAAAGGATTGAGAAGTTTCTCTTTTTCCTCCTTTTTTCCAAGCAAAAAATACTATTTTGTAAGTTGGTTTAAATTTAAAAACCCAAAAGAGTATATCCGCTTCTTTGAAAAATACAGAGATTTGAGAGTTCCAGTTCGTGTGATTGTTATTGATAAGTATCAAGTTGTCTTGAATATGTTATGCCGATACAATTTCATATATCAAATCAGAGATAGAGCCGGAGATATTCCTTATACTTTAGATATAAAAGAGTATATTCTCCCGGCGACTGGAAGTGATAGTGGTGTATAAAATTATGGTAAAAAATAAAGACATCACAGATTATACAGGGAATATATCATGGCGTGATAGTGTTGACACATTGGGAGTTGAATTGAGCTTTGATGTCGCAGTTAATCGCTACGATAAAAATTTTTCGTTTCTTTGGGATATTACACTAGGGGACAGCGTACAGCTAATAAACGAACAGGGAGAAAGCTTATTGCAATGTATTATTGTCTCAGAAAGTCCGAACGGAAAGACGACAAGCTTTACCGCATACGACATGGCTTGGTATCTTAATAAAAGTACAGTTATTAAGCAATTTAAGAAAATGGTTGGAAATGACTGTGTAAAGTCTTTATGCAAAGAAATCAGAATAAAAGTTGAAGTTAGCGGGCTAGACAACAAGATTGATAAAATCTACAAAGATAAGACTGTTTCTGATGTTATCTGGGATATTATAAAGCAATGTTCTCAACACAATTCCAAGCGATTTTTTATCGAAATGGATAAGGGTATATTAAAGATAGGACCTTTCAAAAAAATAAAAGTGACAGGAAAATATCAAATGCACAAAGATTTTTTTCTTGATGTTCAGCAAAATGCAGGAAATGTCTCTTTGAACAGGTCTATTGTAGATATGAAAAACTCTATTTTGGTTGTTACGGAAAATAAGAAAGCTGTCAGAACAGTGGGAAAGGAGCAAGATAGTGAGAGCATAAAAAGATACGGAAAATTGCAACAAGTTGTCGTTTTAGACGAAAAAGAACACAAGAAAGCGAACCTTGTCGCTAAAAACGAACTAAAGAAATTAAATAAAATTACAGAAAACTTCTCATTAGATGTATTGGGAGATGACAAAGTAAAGAGTGGCAGAGTGATTGATTTAGACCTGCCATTTTTTAATATAAAAGGGGAATTTTTCATAAAAGAAAGCAATCATTCTTTACAAAACGGGATCCATAAAGCAACTTTAAATTTGGAGGTGTACAAAGATGAATAATAACGAAAAAGCTTGGGATATTGCAATGGCTGAAAAATTCAAAGAGCGAGATAATCCAAGTCCAATTGGGGCAGTTTTGGGGAAGATATTGAAACCACTCCCGGATATTTCTATTGAACTTTTAAATGGAAATGGAATCATTGACGCTGACAAGATATATTTATCTAACGCAATCACAAATAGATTAGCGATTGAATGCACGATGAAAAATTACGAGAGCAAAGGGAATACTTCTAAAAGTTGGGAAAGTTCTAATAATTCAGTAAGCGGATTGACAACAAGCGGTGGAGGGGACGCAATGAGTTTATCAGGACACAATGGAAATTTATCCTCTCTTTCTGCCCCAAACACAACTGCAGAACGGGAAAACAAAGAAAAGGGGAAATTTATCTTACAAACAGTATTTCACTTAAAACCCGGTATGTTTGTTCTCGTAATCCCTAATGTAGAAGAAGATAAATTTTTTATAGTTGACGTATTCAATTATGCACCGGAGGTGAGTTTAGAGTGGGAATATTACCAAAAATAAATTTTGTTGACTATTCAAAGACTGTAAATATCAAGGAAAAACAAAAAAATGGGAAAACTTTTCTAATTGATTTTCAAAAAGGAAAAATGCTTAGAGTTAATGGAAAATTGATAAAAACAGATGATGAAAGGGCTGTTAGAATGTGGATTGAAAAAGCTTTGTTGACTGAAAAATTCAAGTGGAATATTTATAAAGACAATGGCTCTAATCAGTATGGTATGCAATATAAAGCAATGTTATTAGGACAACGATTTCCGACACCTGCCTTATATAGCGAATTTACGAGAGAATTAGAAGAAACGGTATTAAAAAATAAGCAAATAAAAGAAATTAAAGATATTGATGTAAAACTTGTAAAGCATACATTAGAAACGAGATTTACTGTAGTTTTGCAAGACTTTCGCGAATTCGAGTGGGAGGGTTATTTATGATTATAAAAAAAGAACAAAAAGAAATACTAAACAGTATGCTTGATAGAGTGAACGAGGAATATGACAGAGCAGAAGGGGGATTATTCTATGATAATTTAGCCCCTGCTGCAATCGAAATGGCAGCACTTTATGAAAAATTAGACTATATTTTTCTTAATTCTTTCGCAGAAACGGCTCAAGGGGAGTACTTAGACAATATTACAAAAGAGGTTGGAGTCTTTAGAAAGCAGGCTACGAAAGCAAGAGGAACAGTGACGATACAAGGTATTGCTGGCACTTTAATCCGGTTGGGAACAAAAGTTGCAAGCGATACTTTTATTTATTTAACTACAGAAGAAAAAACGATATCTATACTTGGGACTGTAGATGTCCCTGTGGAGAGCGAAAAAAGTGGGGAAATATACAACGTTCCTAAAAATGCAATAACTCTATTCCCGGTTACTATTCCGGGGCTAAATTCAGTGATAAACAAATCTCCAATCGCTGACGGCTACGATGGAGAAACTGACGAAGAATTGAGAGAAAGATATTACTTTAAAGTCCGCGAGCCTGTGACATCCGGGAATGTATATCACTACAAAAAATGGGTTTTAGAAGTTGAGGGAGTTGGGGGAGTAAAAATTTTCCCGCTTTGGGCAGGAGCAGGAACTGTGAAGGTTGTTATTGTAAACAACAAAATCGAAACAGCAAATGAAGAGTTGCTACAAAGAGTTAGGACTTATTTAGAAGAAGTTAGACCAATCGGGGCTACTGTTACAGTAAAGAGTGCAACAAATAAAAACATCTCTATCACAGGAACTGCGAAAATAAGTAAAAATGTAGATTTTGAAGAAGTGAAAAAGATTTTTGAAAAAGAACTAAAAGAACACTTGAAAAAAGTAGGCTTTAAACAAAATTATATATCTTATGCACAAGTCGGAAATATTTTATTGAACGTGCAAGGTGTGAATGATTATGACGATTTACGAGTAAATAGTGGAGTTGCAAATATACAGTTGCAAGAAGAAGAAATCCCAAAATTACTTAACATAAATTTGCAAAAGGAAGTGGTGTAATTGGAAGCGGATAGACTAATGCGGCATATGCCGAAATATTACAGCGTTATAGCTGAAATTATAGTATTGCAGAAAACAATACAAGGAGAACTGGAAGAATTAGACTTCAAAAGCCAAGACATTCTTAATCAATTCTTTATTTATACTGCAACTTGGAGTTTGCCAATCTGGGAGCGAATATTTGGGCTTTCTGTAGGGGATGAAACTTCCAATATTGAAGAACGGAGAGAAAATCTTATCTCTAAGCTTAGAAGCTACGGAACTACAACCAAAGAAATGATTATAAGAGTTGGAAATGCATTTACAAATGGCGGGGTGCAAATCATCGAACACAATGAAAATTATAGCTTTGAAGTCGTATTTACAAACGTAATTGGAATTCCAAAAAATATGGAAGATTTCAAGAAAACAATCGAGCTTATAAAGCCCGCACATTTGACATATGAAATAGTCTTCAAATATCGTACTCATAAACTTTTGAAGCAGTTCACACATGGTGAATTAAGAAGATACAAACATGGCGAATTATATAATAGAAGTGACATACTTGGGGGGGTTGGTAATGAGTAGAATTACAAAATTTTTAAAAATGTATTTACCGGACGACAACGACTATTACAGTGTCGAGCGAGATCAAAATGAAAACTTTGAGAAAATAGATAGAAAGATGGAACAATGGGATACAGACAAAGAGCCTGCTATCTTAAACAAAAAATCCGGGTTTAACTTAGACAAAACAGATGACTATGAGTATGATAGAACTGACAAATTAGCGACAGGAAGAGCACTTTACAAACTGTGGAAAGCGCTTGAATCGAAAATTAAAGCTATCAAATTAACATGGAATTCGATACAAGATAAGCCTGAAACATTTCCGCCTGATACGCATTATCACAGTCAATACGCATCAAGTTCACATACGCACGATGATAGATACTATACACAAACAAAGAGTGATAATAGACTGAATGGACTCGCAGGAAAAAAAGACGGGACATTCCCTTTAAGCTCCGCGACAAAGGGAAACGTATATTTGTTGGAGAGTACTAACAAATATTATATGTGCGTAAAAGACTATAGCAGTTACTACAGTATATCTGTACCAAATGAGAACTTTATAGAGATGTCAGTCTACGAAAATCTAAATAGATTGAATAATCTCGATAGAAAAACTTCTATCAAAGAGATAAAAAATTCGAGAATAACTGCACATAACAGCTATGTTGAGATACCGGAAGATTTTCAGTTTGCTATTGTATATTTTTCGATCGGGTATCCGAATGAGGTTTTTTCTGCTGTATTTGTAAAAGGCTTTAATTCAAAGCTGACATATTACGGTGAAGAAAAAGAGATTGGGTTGCAACTACAAGGCAACAAAGTTTATCTAATCGATAAAGGGCACCATTGGGACGCAAATATCGAAAAAATCTACTATATGTAATATCAACAGATTAGAAAGTCTAGCAAGAATGGAGAGGAGTGATAAAGTGTTTAGAATTTATACAAAAGAGAAAAACAGTAGAGAGCTGTTTAATGTCAACTTAACAAAAGAAGAGGTCGAAACTGTGATGAAAGGCAATCTATTCTTAGACCACCCGGATATTGATAAAGAGAGTTGTATTATTGTAGAGCAAGAGCAACCGTTCATATACCCGACATTTTCAGACGGCAATATCCGAGAGAAAACGAGAGAAGAGCTAGTTGGTGACGGAGTAGAGATAGACTTGCAAGAAGGAGAAATTATACAAGATAAAAAGCTAATTACTCTAGCAAGACCGAGCAAATGGCACACTTGGTCAGGGACAGAATGGACAGTGGATCTACAAGCAGTTAAAAATAAAAAATTAGAAGCACTAAAACAAATCAGAGATGAGAAATGTAAGGAAAATCTCGAAATGAATGGAAGTTTATTTCAAGTGCGAAATACAGAAGATAGGGGGAAATTTGATAGGATTTTGCTCGGGATTGTAGCGCAAGCACTAAAACCTCAAGATAAGGAAGAATGGAGATTAGCTGACAATACGTATAAGAGTTTCACATATCAAGAACTTTCTAAAATTCCAAAACTGTATTCAGATAGAGAAAGAGAAATCTTTAAAAAATTTAAAGAGTTGGATGCGAAATTGAAAAAAGCAAATTCAGTGGAAGAAATTGAAAAAATCGCTTGGAATTAAGGTATATAATATCATTCAAGATGACTTCAAGAGGGCTTAAACAGGCTCTCACGAGGTCGTTTTTTCGAAAGGAGGTAAGAAATGAAAACGGTACTGATAATAGGACACAATGCAAGAGATAAAGGGGCATACTCTCCATATCTCAAATTATCAGAATATGACTATTGGGGAGAGATTGCAAAAGGATTAGATGTTCCAGTTCTCCGGAGAAATCCAAATCGAGGCTATGGTTTGGAAATGAGAGAAATGCTTAGTAGATTAGAACGGTTAAACTACGACGTGGCTATCGAACTGCACTTTAACAGTGCTATCTCTAACGCAAGCGGAGCGGAAGTTTTAATCTACAAAGGCAACAAAAAAGCTAAAATGTTGGCACAGAACCTGCTAGACAGACTAGTAGACAAAGGACATAGAAATAGAGGAATTATTGAAGTTTCTCACGAACGTGAGAGAAATGGAGCTTACGGGATATGTAACAGCAGAGGGCACTATCTGCTGATAGAGCCCTTTTTTGGTTCTAACGAGAAAGACTGTATTCCGGTTGAAGAAATGAGAGAAATATTGAAAAAATTTGTTGAGGAGGTAGAAATATGAGCGTAACATTAGCAACAGCATTAGGAAGTACTGTCGGAAAAAAAGTGATAGATAAAGTGTTAGATGTAGTAGCTAAGAAAATCCCGATGACGGCAGATCAACGGCAACAGCTAGAAGTAGAATTAGCAAAAACGGAAGTAGAGGGCATTAGAGCGAGAAGTGAGTATGTAAAATCACTTGGAACTCGAATAAGAGACGGAATTATTCCTCTTATGCTATTCGGATTTTTTCTTATGCACTTTATGGTATTTCTTTCGGATTTTATAAATGCGAACTTAAGGAAAGAGGTTCCAATTATCCTAATCAGTCCTGAGTATACGAAAGTAACAATTGCTATTATTGGATTTTTGTTTCCTTACAAAGGCTTTAAGATTTACGAAGAGCGTAAAAACCCTAAACTGTAGACCAAAAGGAGAGGATAACGTGATTGAAATGGCAAAAACATATTTGGCAATGATTTGGACGGGGTGGATAGCCTTTCTCGTGTGGCTGATAGGTGGGTTTGACTTATTAGCTAGTGTCTTGCTAGCCTTGATGTTCTTGGACTTTTTAACGGGCTTATGGGTGGGCTATAAGCAAAAAATTCTGAACAGTAAAAGAGCGTACAAAGGATTGCAGAAAAAATTTTTAATCTTAATATTGCTATGCGGAGCTTCTCTTATGCATAAATTGGCTCCAAACATCGGTTTTCGCAGCTTAGTAGGTTTATTCTACTGTGCTACGGAAATGCTAAGTATTGTAGAAAATGCAGCAAAATGCGGAGTTCCGATACCAAAGAAATTAAAAAAAGCATTGGAACAACTCCGGGATAAATAGGGTAGGTCGTAAGGCTTACCCGGTTTTTTTATTTTTTGAAAAAACTTATTGACATAATGTATACATTATGGTATTATAAGCGTAAGAAGGCAAGAGGAGGAAGAAAAAATGAGGTTATTTAAAAATGTGAATTTAGAAGATTTAGAAAGAATCTTAACAGAGGGGATCCTTCCTATTTCTAAGACTGGAAATGACAATTGGGAGTTTGGAAAAAGGGGAGACAACTCTAAAGATGTTGTGTATCTTTTCTCACCTAAGACTCAAGTGAACTCCTTTCCGAAATCGTACGGAATTGTCTTGCTAGAAGTTGAGGCAGACGCGAAATTAAACGCGCTCGCAGAAAATGATACTCACCGGGATGACTATGATGAATATATTGCAGGTGAAGTTAAGCCTGAAAATATTAAAAAAGTTTACATACCAGTTATTTTAAAAGACAGGGTTTCTGAAATTCTTTCTCAAGAAATTTTGGAGAAAATAACATTTGTAGAAGTGGCTGCAAAATATTATGAAGGTCATGAAAAAAATGTTGCGAATGATGGAATTTTAAAGCTGTTCGCAGAAACAACAGCATTGAATACTACTGAATATGGATATTTTAGAGGCAAAAGAATGGTACAAGGTCTTTTTGGCATGAAAGAAGAAGTTTTTGATTTGTATGAAATTGAGTATAAGGCATAGAGGAGGAAAAATGAAGAGAAAAGGATACAAGACAAGTGCAGCCCAAGTGGCTGCAAACAAAAGGGCGGAGGAAAAAAATTCAGACCTTCGGGAAAGAAATAAAATAAGCAGACTTAAGAGCACATGCAAACGGTATATAAGAGAGTTTGCGACAGTTGAAGACATAGAAGAGTTAAGAGATTTACTGGAAGCAAGAGAGCGAGAGATTTAATTTTCCCGCCTTGCTTTTTTGTAAAGAATGGAGTATAATTTTAATGCAGGGGAATTATTTCGTAATGTAACTGCCCTGCGTTGACACCGAGAGAGGGTTTGACCGAAAGACTTCCCCTCTCTTTTTTATAAAAAAAATCCGTTCAAGTATCACTCCTATTTAAAAAGAAAAAGGGAGAGCCTAATGCAGACTTTCCCTTTTTCTCTTACTCACTATCTAACATCTACTTTCTATATACTCTATAATTAAAAAAAAGTCAAACTCTTATTTTTTCTATGCGATTAAAAATTGCACAAAAAATTATTCTTTTATCAGTTTTGAAAAAGCACTCTAAAACATCGATAAAATCTATATTTTTCTATTTTAATGTTAACAAACTGTTAACAAGTTTATTGAAAATAAAGGATTTTTTAACTAAAAATTATAACGTTTCCTTAAATTTTAGTTTTAATTTCTACGAAAAGAAAAGAGCCAAACACTCAAGTTTAGGCTCTTTTCTTTTATTTCTGCCATTTTAA